TCGGACCTTAGAGATAGGTGTAGAAAATATCTTGGCACGTCTAGGGACGTCTCAGGGGGAGATAGCAATACGTCAAAGGGGATACTGTTGCCTATAATAGAAATATTATAATAAAAACTGTGAGATTATTTTGTAGTCTCACATTTTTTTTGTATGTTTGCATAGTATTAATAATTTAAAAAACCATTACATGAAGACAATCAAGTATTTTTTTATCGCACTAGTGTCCTTATTGGCTAGCTGCTCACCTGAAGAAGCTGCTGAAGAAACCTACACCTTAATAGGGTCTTGGGAAATTTTCGATAATTATCAAGGCACAGAGCTTCGTTATGTACGCACCTTCAAAGAAGACGGTACACTTAAGCTCGAGGGCTTTGCAAACGGAGAGCTATCTTTTGTAACTATTCATACCTACTTCGTAGACGGTAATGTCCTGACGATGGAGAGCGGTGCGTATGTAGTAGAATACAGAATCGAAGGTAATAAGCTCATTCTAACGCAGTATGGAATATACGATACCATAGACGAAACCATATACACAAGAGTAGAACTATGAAGCCAATCTGGTATTTTGTTTTCGCCGTAGTAGCTACGGCATGCGAGCCCCTCTTATGTGAGGACTGTTACAATGTTACACAAAACGGCGAGACCACATACGTTTGTGTTGAGTATAGCTGTAGAAACGTACCCAATGTTAGTCAGTAATTGTTGCGGGGCTACGCCCTGGAGTCATGTAGATGACACGGACCTAACTGGATTTTGTTCTGCTTGCCAAGAGCATTGTACTTTTGAAGAAGAAGACTATGAAGATTAAAGACGTTAAGAACTACGCTAACCAAATGGAGCTTCTTGGTATCATCAAGAACGCTTACGAGAGTGACAAGGCCAAGTCCGCTACTTTTCAGCGGATGGCCTATCTCGTTCAGCAACTTGTGTTTCACAACAACAGGCTTGAGATGCAACTAGAAGACGCTGAAGCGCAGTACGATTATATGTTAGACCTTAAAAATAAACAAATTTCAAATCTAAGATTAAACCATGAACAAATTTGATTTAGAAGATATTGAGGTGCAATACGACACAATATCTGGAACCGAGTCAGCCTACACTAAGGAGTACACCGTGACCGGCAAGCCTGTGTTTAGAAATGACTACAGCGACGAGGGCTGTGGTTCAGAGCCATGTGATGCTCCTGGATGCAAGGCTGCCAAGCGTAAGAACACACCTGTGTATTCTGGAGTGCTTATGTACTTCCCTGATGCTATTCAGGCTGTAGCTAGATGTTCTCAGGCTGGTAACGAGCAGCACCATGCTGACAAGCCTTTGCATTGGGACCGTTCTAAGAGCACTGATGAGAAGGATGCGCTTGCGCGTCATTTGATGCAAGCCGGGACTATTGATGATGACGGCGTTCGCCATTCCGCTAAGGTTGCTTGGAGGGCTTTAGCGAATTTACAAAAGGAGTTAGAATCTGCCGGAGAGGCTGAGTTATCCGATTACAATGCGTTATAATGTAGTATTTGACATAGATAGCCTGGTTTACCAAAGCTGTTTTGCGGCTCAAGACCTTGACGAAGCAATAGAAGGGTTCTTTGGTCGTTACAATAGCGCTATCTTCAACCTATCCATGAAGGTCGACATAGGGACAATAGTCCCTGTCGGCTTTTGTACTAACAACTACAGGACGGTTGTAAGTGATACTTATAAGGCTCACAGAAGCCAGGAGAAGCCTCCCTTCTTTGGTGAGCTTGTAGACCACATAAAGGAGACGATGAACGTGCAGCAGCGCTCAGGAATTGAAACAGATGACCTAGTAGCTAAGTTTTATAGTTACTATGGCGCTGATAAGACAATCATTGTTTCTATAGACAAAGATTACCGACAGTTCCCATGTAGGCTTTATAATTATCAAAACGACACCATTGAAGACATAGACGACGACCAGGCGTATTATAACTTCATGGAGCAGATGGTTACAGGGGACCGCGCCGATAATGTTAAGCCGCTCAAGGGCTATGGACCTAAATGGGTTGAGAAGAACTTTGCCGGCAAGACCAAATGGGGCATTTTAAGAGCCGTATACGCATTGTATAAGGCTAAGTATCGTGGCAAGGCTAAAGAGGTGTATATGCGGACATATTTACTGCTTAAGCTAAATGTATTTTAATTATGCAAGTAGACACTAGAGGATTAAGTAGAGACGAGGTTATTGACCTTTATTATGGTATTTACCTGTTTAGGCTTAGGGCCCGCATGATAACAGTGGGGCAGGCTAAGATATTTATAAGAGAGCTAGAGCTGACCGAGGAATACGAGGGCTGCGCAGGGCTGAAGAAGGCGATTGACGCTTACATTTCTGAAAACGTAAGTGATGAAGAAGAGTGACGCAATCGAGTTTGTTTTGTTTATTGTTAAATTATTTATAATAGGTGGCATGGCCATCACAATTTCTCAAATATTATGATGTACGTTAGATTTATTTTTGCTAAGTTACTTGAGCTGTTAGGCTGGATTTTAGGCATAGTCCTGTTTCCACTGTACTACCCGCTAAGGTTTAAGATTGACAACAACCCTGCCCTGTTTAAGATTCTAGGGCTTTGGTACCTGACTAACCAGGACGAGCCAAACCACCTTGAAAATTGGTACGGCTTCTATGAGCTAAACCCTGAGGTGTCTAACATAATGCTGTACTACAATAGGATGAGTAAGTTCGAGAGATTCTTCCAGAGTTTTAGATGGGTAGCACTGCGCAACCCTAGCTGGCAGTTAAAGCTTGCCATTGGAGACCTTATTGATTGTGAGCCATCCCGCATTAATGTAAAGAAGGTGGTCGGTGATGATACTGGCATGGTATGGAGAAACAAGTCTATTACTGGCATGCAGTTCGCTACGTTCTACTTGTGTGGCAGTAAATGCTTCCGGTATAGCTTTACTAAGAGGGTTGGCCCTGTCTGGGTAAACCTTATGCTAGGCGCGCAGCAGGGAAGATATGTGTCTAAGTTCCGAGTATTTAGGGAGTTAGGTCGTTGGGGATGATAAAGTGGGGCTTCGGCCCCATTTTTTTTGCATATTATTTGGCTGTTACAAATATTTTTCGTATGTTTGCATAGTATTAAAACATCAGAACTATGAGAAATATTACCACACAAGAGCTAGCCAGTATGCTACATGGATTTATGTATTGGATAGCTGAACAATATGACGAGGACATGGCGGACCTTGATGGCGTGTTCCGATACGCTCACTTCATGTACGACAACAAACTTTCCTATATAACCATCACCAATGATGTTGGCACTACTTATTACGAGGGCAATCATCCTGACGACCCTCCTGAGATTGACCAGCCAGGCTTCTTGTTGGCCGAGCTAAAAATTGGCGACAGGACATTTATTATATATGACGATGACAGTAAATGGCCATACCACGAATGTGACGTTATTGGCGATATTATAGAAACATTAGAGGCGGAAAAGTAATGGAACGATTAGACAAGATTAGAAGAGAGGTTGAGAAAGCCTACCACTGCGACATCATGGATAGAAGCAGACGACAATACATAACAGACTCCAGAATAGTTTTTGCTAATGTTGCAAAGAAATTTAAGTTCAAGACTGTAGAAATTGCTAAATACTTAGGAAAGCACCATGCAACCATTGTGCATTACCACAAGTGCTGGATGACTGCAGATATGGCGGCTATTGTTATGAATGTGTATGAGGCTTGCTTGGCAGATAATGAGTTAATTTCACACCTTATAGGCAAGATTAACAACATGGACTATCTTACAGAAAACGAAAAACGATACAGAGGGCTCACAGACAAGCAAAAGCGCGTCTATGATGAGCGAGTTAGTAACCTTTTAAAGATGATTTAATGATGAAACCGGATTTCACCCTTACTTATGACGATATTGACAGTATTGCCGACTCTACGTCTCCTAAATGGGACGATAAGCGTAAAATTGACGCACTTTTAGAGATTGCATGCACAATTATGGCAAATACCGGCATAGACAGCACTAAAAGCGAGTTAAGGACCGCTAAAGCGATGACTAAGGAGGTTTATAAGCGCGTTAAGAAGGTAGACAAGATTCTAGGCGACCAATTATTGTATTATAATGCATAATCACGACATAGAAGAGGTCATTGAGGCTACAAAATGGTGTTGGGACCATGCAATCAAGATTTATCCGGTCATCTCGCCTATTCCTAGCGAGAGGCCGGCTGGATGGAAGCCTGCGTCAATGAAAAGTACCGACAAGGTTAGTATTTGTGTTCAAATTGGCTCAAAAACCAAGATTGGGGAGCTAGAATACAGACAGGATGATAAATTGTACGCAAAAATAGAAGAATTGTATCTACACTACTATAATAGGCGAAACAAGTAGGTCGTTTTTTAGTTTTAATAGTATGAGCAACAATAATAAGCGGAAAAATGATGGTCGAAGCCATAATAAGAGGCGAGACCGGGTTAAACTGATAAAAGCTGACCCTAGCTTGCCTGCTGCTAAAAGCACTCCGGCTAAAAAAAGCAGAGCGAAGCAGTTATCCAATAAAGCAATCAAGAACATCTTTGGGTCTGAGGACGGTATCTGGGATAAGCTTGCAGAACAGGCTTTGAGCGGTAATATGAAGGCTATGGAGATGCTTTTGCATTACCAGTACGGCAAAGCAGGAGAGAGCAAGGCCCAGGCCCCAGCAAAGAAGCAGGCCCCCATCATCCAATTCGTTAACCCACTACAGCAGCCAGCGCAGGTTGACAACACTATCGACATAACCCATAAGGAAGATGAGCAAGATTAATGTAAATGAAAAGTACATTCCTCTTTTCAATGGCGACACTAGGTATTATATAATAACAGGGGGTCGGGGGTCTGGAAAGTCTTACGCCGTAAACTTATTCCTAAACACACTAACTTACACAGAGGGGCATAAGGTCCTGTTTACTCGTTATACCATGACTTCAGCACATACCTCTATTATCCCTGAGTTTGTTGAGAAGATAGATGTCATGGGGGCGTCTGATGATTTTCGTGTTACTCGTGATGAGATTATAAACCAGACGACAGATAGCGGTATTATGTTTAAGGGTATTAGAACATCATCTGGGAACCAGACGGCAGCGCTCAAGTCGCTGTCCGGCGTTACTACGTTTGTTGTTGATGAGGCGGAAGAGCTTGTAGACGAGGCTGTGTTTGACAAGATAGACCTGTCTGTGCGCTCTAATAAGCAGCAGAACCGTGTTATCTTAGTCCTTAACCCTACATCTAAGGAGCATTGGATATATAAGAGATTCTTCGAGTCAAGAGGCGTGGAGGCCGGCTGGAACGGGATTAAAGGTGATACGACATATATACATACAACTTACATGGATAATAAGGCCAATCTACCTGACTCGTTCTTGTATAGTATTGAGGAGATGAAGATTAAACGGCCGGAAAAGTATGAGCACCAGATTTTAGGCGGATGGGTAAACCAACAGGATGGCTCGATATTTAAGAACTGGCGCACTGGCAACTTCGTAGAGCTCTCAAAGACTTGTCTGGGTCAGGATTTCGGGTTTAGCGAGGATTTAAGCACTTTGGTTCGTGTTTCTGTTGATGACTTTAGTAAGACTATATTTGTAAAGGAAATGTATGGGAAGGCTGGCATGACCACCTCTCAGATAATTGAAGCAAATAGAAGACATGCCGGTATGGACCTTATTGTTGCTGATAATCACGAGCCTCGACTGATTAAGGAGATGAAGGATGCAGGGCTCAACGTCATGCCGGCAAAGCAAAAGCAGGGCTCAATCCTGTCAGGGATTTCCCTGCTACAAGACTACGATATAGTAGTAGACCGAAACTCTCACGGCGTCATAAGAGAGCTTAACAATTATTCATGGAAGGATAAGGGGAGTGTGCCTGCTGTGGGGTACGACCACTACATGGACGCGATGCGGTACGCCGCAATGCATCTCATCGGGCGACCCAACCGGGGTAACTATACCGTCCGATAGAAATTCTCATCTACCGGCAGCAAAATATTTATGCCTCCCTTGTTTAATATGAGGGGGGCATTTTTTGTTTAACATGAGGGGGTCGACCCGGATTTGTTTAACATGAGGGGGTCACCCTGGGTATGTTTAACATGAGGGGGGTTGCTGGTCCGCCTGTCAGGCTGTCAGGGCCTGCCATGGTGGCAG